ATGCTAAATACATAGATTTGACTTAGACGGAGAATTTTTTTTGACTACACAACTAATTGATCCAGCAGAATTCACTACTGCGGTCAAGCTTCTTCGTTCCTTTTTTGACTCCAAAAATTTTTTAGAAGTTCACACTCAAAATAGACTTAGTATTTTAGCGGCTTGTGAAGATCCAACCACAGTTGCAACCTACGAATATAATGGTCAAATATGGCCATTACCTCAAACAGGACAGATGTGGTTAGAATACGAGTTGCTTACAAAACCTGATATAGCAGGTTGTTATTGTCTTAGCACTAGTTACAGACAAGAACAGAATCCTGTTGAAGGTAGACATGAACTCATTTTTCCAATGTTCGAATTTGAGGCGCCAGGTAATTTCGATGATCTATTAAAATTAGAAAACGACTTACTTAAACATCTCGGATTTAAATGTGATTTGAATAAGGCTCCATATAAAGATTTAGATTTTCCGGGTGGCATGTATCAAAGTGTATTAGCAAAATATACTGGTGCAGAATTAGATGCCCACCATGAGGAAGAAATGTATCAAGAATATGGAGATGTATTTTTCCTGACACATTTTCCAGAATCAACAAGTCCTTTCTGGAATATGAAACTTGGTGAAATGGATGTGAAAAAAACTGGCTTGCTTGCTAATAAATGCGATGTTATTATTGGCGGCATGGAAACCATTGGTAGTGCTGAACGGTCTACTGATGTACAGGAAATGAAACATCAATTCCATACAATTTCAGATGGTGGGTATGCACAATTACTATTTGATTTGTTTGGGAAAGAACGAGTGGAACACGAACTTTTTGAATTTTTGACACATGACTTCAAACCTAGGGTTGGAGGAGGAATAGGAATGACACGCTTGATTGCTGGAATGAAAAAAGCTGGGCTTATGTAATGCCAAAAAGTAGTAATAAGGTATTTCCTGTCTACCCAGGTGGACATGGAATAAATGACGTAATAGCAGAACTACAAAGGCAAGCACGAGAAATGATAGATGAGGAAAACTTTTATAAGAAATATGGATTTGCTAGTTGCTTTGAATGCGATGAAACATTTACAGACCTTGATGAACTTGCAGAGCATCAAGCTGAACATCTTATAAAAGAACGAACTCTGGGGTGACGAAACGGTAGACGTGATGCGTTGTTTACGTATTGTCCCTTTGCAGAGGGGCGTGTTGGTTCGAATCCAGCCCCCAGAGCCAGTTTGGTTTAAAAAATTATTTATCATTCGATAGATATTTTATCCTTTTAGGGCGTAGAGCCTTCAGATTTACATATTGTACTTACAGTAAGAGGTAAGTTAGCATAATCCATTAAATAGAGAGTATTTTTTAATGCTCTCTATTTTAAAAAAACGGTTGACTTTTAAGCTATATATAGTATAATATATTATTAACTAAACACTTTAAAGAGACCGACCTATGACGCAAAACCACATTAAAGACAGGCTAAAACTACAAATTGCAATTAATGCACTTCTTGAACTTAGAGAACACGCAACATCTGGCTCATCAGAAATGTGTACTATTGATGCTACACTTGGTAACTTAGGTGTAGGTAAAAAGTTTATAAACACACCGCATGGTCTTTTCCATCAGTTTCCTACTAAGAATGTAGTAAGCGAAAAAGTTATGAAAGCAGATAACTAAAGCTATTATAGATACTATTGTTTAATCCGTTCGAGGTATGATATTTCGATAAATATCTAAAAGGAATATGTTATGCCCCGATTGAGCCTTTGGCGTGAAGATAAAGGTAACGACTATCATTTTATAGATGGTGTTGTAAAAGAGCAATTTTTAGTAGGCGGCACCGGTATTTTAATCCACAAATACTTGGGCCCTCAAGAAACAGGGCCTTCAGATGATCCTTCTCAACCCAATCATCAAGCAAATGGTACTACAAACGAGACATCTATCCAAGATGTTTTATTCTTAGAAAATAGAGACAGGAAATACGACCCCGATATATATGAATTAAGAGGGCATTACAATGTTAGTGATAACGACTTTGATTTAACTCAATTTGGATTGTTTTTATCAAATGATACCATTTATCTAACATTTCACATTAATGATATGGTAGAAAAAATAGGCCGTAAGTTAATGTCAGGTGATGTAATAGAATTGCCTCATTTACGAGATGATTTATTATTAAGTGAACACAAAGAAGCAATTAATAGATGGTATGTTATAGAAGATGGAAGCAGACCAGCAGAAGGATTTTCCCCAACATGGTGGCCGCATATATGGAGAATTAAAGCAGGACCTATTGCAGATCAACGAGAATTCAGAGATATACTCGGTGACTTTATGGATGAAGATTCTATTAAAAATAAGCTCAGTACTTATGGTAAAGAATTAGAAATAACAGATGCAATATTAGAAGCGGCGGCAAAAGATAACGCAAATAATTCTAAAGATACTGCTCATCTATTTAATTATGATCCTGATAATCCGACATATGAACATGGCGAAACAATTCCTACAGGTTCGGCATTTCCAAACGATCCTAACCAAGGCGAATACTTTTTAAGAACAGATTATGTGCCAGATAGGTTGTTTGTAAGACGAGGCGACAAATGGCATAAAGTTTCCGATAATGTACTCAACACTACATGGGAAGGGCGGACATTTCCAAAAGCCAAATATTTTAATAATGAGGGTACTGCCTTGGTTGACGGCGATGAATATGAATCAAGACAACCACTTAGTGAAGTAATTAAACCAAAGACTGACGCATGAATTATTTTTACGATGAACAGATAAGAAAATATATACTACAATTTATCCGCCTATTCGGCGGGTTCGCTGTAAAAATGGGACAGAACGAAGTTGGAGAAGATATTTTTCAACGAGTGCCTGCACGATATGGCGATATAGATAGGCAGACTGCTCACATTATAAAAGAAAATTCTGAGAATACAATTCCTACTATACCTTTTTTAAGTTGCTATGTAACAGACTTATCCATGAATGCTGATCGCAGACGTAATCCAGCATTTGAAGATACAGTTGCAGTATATGAAAAGAAATATGACGAAGAAACCCAGGCTTATACTAGTGAATTAGGAAATAGATATTCTATTGAACGATCAATGCCTGTTCCATATGATATGACTATGCAAGTAGATCTTTGGACATCTAGTACAGAACAAAAATTACAATTAATGGAACAAATACTTGTTTTGTATAATCCAAGTTTAAACATATATACTTCAGATAATCCGTTTGATTGGAGTTCACTGTCGTATGTAGAATTAGCAGATGTAACATGGTCGAATAGAACTGTACCTGTTGGTACTGAAGATGAAATTGATGTTTCGAGCCTTACTTTTGATATGCCAATTCATATTAGTCCTCCTGCTAATTTAAGACGGCAAACACTTATTCATACTATCATAACTCAATTACTTGAAGCAGACAGCCCAACCGAAATGGCTGAATTTGAATCATCTGGTACCATTGCTGATGCAACAAAACAGTGGATAGTAGTTACACATAATGATTACCAACTTCGATTTGTAGGCACTACAGCAACATTATACACAGAACAAGGATCAACGTCAACAGATTTAAAATGGTCAGATTTATTTAAAGCATATGGTGGTGACGAAATAAACATTGGTATTAGTCAATTACGATTGCGAAAATCAATTGATCCAGGTAGTACCGTTGGCGATGTAATTGGTACTATACAATATGGTAGTAATGACAATGAATTAACTGTTACATTAGATGATGATACGTTACCAGCAAATACTGAAACGGCTATTATTGGCATAATTAATCCGACATTAAGTTACCCAGACGATGGTACACTTGCCGCGGCGGCTACAGGACAACGATATCTAATAACCGATACTGTACCGATTGGCGGAGCATGGGGCACAATTGGAAACGGCAATAAGAATGATATTATTGAATATAATGGTAGTTCTTGGGTTGTAAGTTTAGATACAAGTGTTACCTCTGATACCAAATATGTTGTAAATACAACAACATCAGTACAATTAGAATGGACTGGCTCTGAATGGATAAATTCCTATGAAGGAACATTTAATGCTGGTTTTTGGCGAATATTCTTATAATAATAAGGTTACATGGAGGTTAAAGCATCTGGATGTATTTTTCTCTCAGTTTCTACTGGAAGAATATTACTCCAATTAAGATCAAGAAAAGTTAGTCATCCTGGTACTTGGGCGTTCTGGGGCGGTAAAGCCCATAAAGAAGAACGACCTATCGAAACATTATATAGAGAATTACAGGAAGAAATCGGAAATGTGCCTGCCGTAGTAAAAATATATCCTCTGCATCAATACAAAGCTAAAAATAATAGTTTTTTTTATAATACATTTATTGTAGTTGCATATAAAGAATTTGTACCTATATTAAACGACGAATCATCGGGATACTGCTGGGTTGATATTGGTAATTGGCCGAAGCCATTACACAATGGAGCAAAAGGTGTATTATATAATAAAGGATTAGTAAAAGATATACGTGCTACTTATAATATGGCTATTTCAGAAAAAGAAGATACTGCTTCTTGGTGGTGGGATCTTAAAAAATCGTTGTCTAAAACATTACAAGGTTAAATTGCGTA